ATCACTATGATAAAGATTCTTATAAAATAGAAAAGTAATGAGTAAAGAAATGGTAAATGGACCAGCTCACTATGGTGGAGTTGATAATCCATATGAAGTAATTAAAGTTTGCGAAGCTTGGGGGTTAGATTCGGATGCGTACCTCTTCAATGTAGTAAAGTACGTTGCAAGGGCGGGTAAGAAAGATGACACCAAAGAACTCGAAGATTTGAAAAAAGCGGCATTTTACTTGGATAGAAAAATTAAAAACTTAGAGAAATGATTATTTGGTTAACTGGACAACCTGGCTCAGGTAAGACAACCATTTGTAAAGAAATCTCAGAACTCAAGGACAACAGAATCTTTCACATTGATGGTGATGATTTGAGAGACCTGTTCGAGAATAAAGATTACTCAGAACAAGGTCGTAGAAAAAATATTGAACTCGCACAACAAATAGCTCAATACCTCAACAATAAAGGTAAAGATGTATTGGTATCTTTGGTTTCCCCATACAAAGACCAAAGAGATAAGTTCAAGGAAAAGATGGGGGATAACTTAGTTGAAATCTATGTTCATACATCTCAAACGAGAGGTCGAGAAGATTACTTTGTGAAGGAGTACGTACAACCAACAGAAAAATATCTCGACTTAGATACAACTAATGAAAGTATCGAGGTATCAGCAAAAAAAGTTTTATATTACGTGAAAAAATAAATTATGATTGATTTAACAATTTTTGAAAAATTAAAAACCACTTATCAAGGGGCATACCCTTTTCCATATGTTGTAATCGATAACTTCCTTCCTGAATTTGTGATGACCAAATGTCTTGAGGAGTTACAGAATCATGAAGAATGGAGTAGTAACAAAATGGAGTGGGTTGAAGAATTCCAAGTGAATAAATTTTTTATTCCTGACGAAAACGATGATATTGGATATGTTAAAGCAAAAGTACCGATTACATCACTAATATTTGATTATTTAAACACCCCTGAATTTCTGAAACATTTGGAGAATTTGACAGGTATTAAGAAATTATTTAGAGACCCTTTATTAATGGGTGGAGGTGTTCACAAGATAAATAAGGGTGGGAAATTATCCATTCATATTGATTACAACAATCATCCAATCACGAAACATAGGAGAAAATTAAACTTATTAATTTATCTTAATAAAGATTGGGATAAAAATTGGGGGAGTAATTTAGAACTTTGGAATAAAGAAAGAACAAAAAAAGTTATAGAGGTCGAACCAATATTCAACAGAGCTGTTATTTTTACAATAGATGGTGCACCACACGGACATCCACACCCATTGAACTGTCCTGAAAACGTTTCAAGGTATTCTTTGGCTTTATATTATTTTATTGATGAAGAACCCGAAGAAAGCCATACAGTTATCTTTTACAGAAATGATGAGGTTGGTATAGTTGACGATAATAATGATTATAATAAAAATTTTAATAAGAATTAACCATGAAAATACATGTAGAAGGAGACCCGAAACTAAAGAATAGTTCAGGTAAACAATATTCAATGTTTATCGGAAGATGGCAACCGTGGCATTCTGGTCATAGATGGTTAATCGACCAAAGGTTAAAGGAAGGTAAAAATGTTTTGATTTGTATCAGAGATGTCAAACCTGATGAAAAAAATTTCTTTACAACTGAACAAGTCCATTCAAATATAGTTTTTGAATTGTTGGATTTAATTAGTGAAGGAAGAGTTGAAATTATCAAAATCCCTGATATCGAATCAGTAAACTTTGGAAGAGGAGTTGGGTATGATATTATTGAACACGTCCCACCAACAGAGGTTGGTGAGATATCGGCAACTAAAATTAGAGAACAATTAAAACAAGAGGGAAAGTTATGATAGAAGATTACGTTGGGAAAGTTATTAATGGGGATTGTATTGAAGTGATGGCGAAGATGCCAGAATCTTCTGTGGATTTAATTGTTACTTCGCCACCTTATGGTGTTGGAATTGCATACGACACATTTAACGATGATATAGAATTTGAACAGTACAAATTATTCAGTGCTAGCTGGTTAAGAGAAGCTTATAGAGTATTAAAAGATGATGGTAGAATTGCTTTGAATATTCCTTATGAAATTAACAGACAGGACAAAGGTGGAAGAATACTGATGGTATCTGAACTTTGGCAAGTGATGAAGAGTATTGGTTATAAGTTCTATGGTATTGTAGATTTGGAAGAAGATTCTCCACACAGAAGTAAGACTACTGCGTGGGGTTCTTGGATGTCACCATCGGCACCTTATATCTATAACCCAAAAGAATGTGTGTTGTTGGCGTATAAGAAGACTCACATAAAGAAGATTAAGGGAGAACCTGAATGGGTTGGTGAGGTTATGGACATTGAACAGGAGGACGGAACAACAAAAAAGAAAACAGTATATCAAGACGAACATAAGAAAGAATTTATGGAGTTGGTGTACGGACAATGGGATTACTTTGCTGATACAAAACAAATGACTAAAGCAACATTCTCAATGGATATACCAATGAAAGCTATCAGAATTCTTACATACAGGAACGATATTGTTCTTGACCCATTTACAGGTTCTGGTACAAGTGTCTGTGCGGCTGAGATTGGTGGACGTAGGTGGATAGGGATTGAATTGAGCGAGAATTATTCTAAAGTTGCGAGAGAAAGAGTTCAACACTTCATCGACAAAAAGAAACAAACTAAATTAGATTTATAATTAAAGGGTCGTTATGACCCTTTTTTTTATTTATAGGATATTTATAGGATATTATAAATAAAATGGCGGATATTATTATAAACAAAAAGCAATTAAATTTAATCAAGGAACAACAAGTACTCAATGAGTCGTTGTTAAGCTTGGAAAACGTGTTAATGGCTGCTGGATTTATACCTGTTATTGGAGGAATAGCGGACATAGCATTAATTTGTTATTATCTTTTTAAGGGTGAAAAACTATATGCGGCAATAATGTTAATTGGTTTAATACCTGGTGTAGGAAATTGGATTGCGTCACCAATTATCAAATTATTTAAAGGAAGTAGAGAAGGGGTTGTTGCTATGAAACAGGGAGGTGTAAAATTAACTCAATATTTAGCCAAAAATCCTGAAGCGGCTGCTAAATTTGCTAAATTAAGAAAATATGTAAAATCACCCGCTGTTGAAAAAACAGTTCAAGGTATTACAAAAGTGAATTCAAATTTAGGTAGTAAATTAAAATCAGGGTTGAAAGAGATTAGTGGTGGAAGTGCTATAAGTGGAATTGGTGCCGGTGCGAAAGAAGTTATGGCAGGAGGTAAATTTGGTAGAGGACTTAAAGATTATTTTCAAGGACAAAGATTAACAAATTACTATATTAAAAATGGTGTTGTACCCGAGGCAGGAATAAAAAGATGGTGGTTAAACGTTCAAGCTGGGGGAGATAGAAGAGCTGCGTTTAGAAAATTTATTGTTGCTAATAATTTGTTGGCTTATTTTGGAATTCCTTCATTAACTACGTTTGAAGAAAAATTATCTAATGATGCTGAATTCAGAAAAAAAGTTGCCGATGACCCTAAAACTAGTGATTATATTGCACAAAATTATAATGACAGCGAATCAAGTGATAATTCATCCGATAAGCCATCTCAACCATCATCACAATCAACATCAAATAAAAACGATAATCCTATAAGTGGATTATTTGGGAGTATTTTTAGTAATCAATTGGGTAAAGCTGCTTTAGCAGCAATTTAAAAAAAAATATATGAAAGAAGAATTAATAAAAAAATTAGTACAAATCCAACTTCAATGGAAGTTTTTACACTGGCAAACTTTTGGTGATGCCAAACACAGAACCTACGGACAAATTTATGATGGATTAGGAGACCTTATTGATACGTTTACCGAAACTATGATGGGTAAGTATGGTAGACCTGAGTTTGACCCTGAATTCGCTTTAATGTTTCAAGACATTTCATCGCTGAGTATTCAAAAGTTTATGGATGGTATAACAGAATTTTTGGTTGAAATGACTGACCAATTAGATGGAAGATATGACACTGACCTATTAAACATTAGAGATGAAATGTTAGGTCTAATAAATCAATCGAAATACTTACTAACTTTAAAATACTAATATGGGAAAAAAAATTATAAGATTAACTGAAGATGATTTAGCTAAAGTAATCAAAAAGGTAATTACAGAACAAAGTGAAGAAAAAAATATGACGAGAGCTGTTCAGAAGTTTTTGAATAAAACAATGAGAGCTGGACTAGTTGAAGATGGTAAAACAGGACGTAATTCGGCAACAGAAGCGGCTATTTCAAAATATCAATCAAAAATTGGTGTATATCCTGCAGATGGTACGTGGGGTGAAAATACGTGGAATAAGATGCCCGAAAAAGATAGAAAATTATTGAAAGACCTTATTGCTAAAGAAGGTGGACCAATAGATAGAGTTTTAAATTGGTTTGGAATTTAATGAAAAAAATAATATCAGAATCAGGAATAAGAGACATTTCAGCTTTGAGGAAGAGATATCCCAAAGCTGAAATTTATTTTCACCAAGACTTAGACGGTGTTACAACCGCTATTGCAAT